GGATAACTATTGGATTAACCGATCCTAAAAACCACAAAGCCCCAACAGATAGAACGGAGCTTGAGGCATATATGGCAAGTAATCCAATGTATAAGAATTATACAAAATAAAATAGGAGGCAACACATGGCAAATTTAGTATATCCAGCTTCGGATGGGCATAATGTAGATGACAGATTTTCACCGTTGGTAGAACCCAACTTATTCGCAGGTAACGTATTCCAACCAGGGATGACGTTTACGGACAAATATCAACTTGGAGCAGCAGGGCAAATCATGGTTCACAAACCAGGTGTAGGTACAGTAACAGCAACAGTTCCGGGTGCAGACTTCACTGAAACAGTAGTTGGAGATTCATTGATTACAATTTCATTGAACAAACAATTCAATAGAGCAAGAAAAATTTATGGAGCAGCAGTAGCGACAGTAGCATATGGTATCGCAGCAAGTGAACTTGAAACTGCTATCCAAGAAGTTAAAGCAGCTTGGAACCTTGAAGCAGCTAGTGCAATAGTTGACGCTGATGGAATTAGAGTAGCATCTAACGTAACAGTATTAACAAATGACACAACAGTCTATGATGATATCGTGGATGCTAGACAAGCGTTAAGAGCATTGAAAGCTCATCCGGATAGCTGTATCGTATCACCAACAGTTTACGGAAAACTATTAAAAGCTCCTGAGTTCCAACGTTCAGTTGAAATCGATAACGGAGTAGTAAGAGACGCATACGTTGGACGTATCGCAGGCTTAAATGTTTATGAATATGAAAGCTTATCAAGTGCAGCAGGGAACTTAACTAACATTAACGGAACAACTGATAATATTGCTTGGGCTGGCGCAAATGATGAATTAGAATTTATGGTTTATGACCATGACGCACTATCAATCGTTACAGCATTAAATGTTGTGGGTATCTATGATGGTATGCCTAGATTTAACGGTATCGACGCAGAAGTTGAAATCGTATCAGGGTTCAAATTAACAAATGCTTCAAGAGCAATCTTGAAAATTCATGACGAATCAACAAGTAATAATTTATAAGATAATATAGGGGTGGGGTTAGCCCTTCCCCTTATTTTTAAATAGGAGGTAAAAACATGTATGATAGCACGAAACAATATGTAGATAAGGATGCGTATCTTGAATTTGCTGGTATAGACCTTGACATAGAATTAAAGAATAGTAACTATGATAACACGACTTCAAAGACAAAAATCTTCTTGAAGAATATACAAACATGGTTATATAATTATATGGTTCATAGATATGATACAAGTCGATTTAGTACAGATTACGAAGATTGGGATGATGACACGTTCAAAGAAGCCTTATTATGGCAAGTGAAACGAGTGCTTAAAATGGGCGAAGATGAACAACTTGACAGAACAGCATATAATATACTCAAACAACACGCAATGGCCAACCCTAAGAGATTAGGTGGTTACTAATGGCAAGAGATACAAGAGTAACTAGGACAGGTGGAGACCGTAACAAGTATTATAAGGGTGAGTACACTAATAAGAACAAGTTAACAAGAGCCGTCGAGTGTCAAGGCGTGTTCTATTCAACAGATGAGCAAGGGATTAAGAGTAGCCTTGTAGTGAATAATGGCGTATCACACACGTTAAGAACAGTGAATTTAGTAACAAAAGACTATATACCCGACTTAGCCGAGAATGACTTTGTGTTATATAATGATGAGTACTGGCTTGTAACCGCAGTTAACAGAAAAGAAATCAACAATGAATCAAGGCCTTATAGCCGACATGCAGTAGGGTATGTTGTGAGTATGAAGATATAGTGATAGAACAATTCCAAACGGTGTTACAAGCAAAGCTACAAGAAGTATGTCCGGTAGATACAGGGAATATGTCAACTAATATTTATCTGTATGATTACGGAACTTATTATAGTATCAAGATACAAACATTTTATGCACAATGGGTAAATGAGAATAAGCGACGAGGTCCAAAGGAGATAGCAAATTATCATTGGGTGCAAAGAGTTATAAAAGAAGTAGCCGTAATGTTCGGTGCTACGGTAGAATTGGAGGTGTACTAAATGGATTTTAAAGCATACTTAGAAGATTATTTCACAGGATATGAAGTAACAAACGAATTGAATTATAATTATGAAGGCGACGAAACGGTGTTTGTTATTAAGAATATAGGTGGTGGGCAAAATTACCTTGATTCAGTTATTCAACCTATACAAATATTAGCATATACTTACGACGTGGATGCAGCAAAGGCATTATTAGGAACATTCGCTCAAACGAAATCAGGTACGATGTTTGTGCAAAATAATGAGTACATTCGCCAAAGCTATTCGACATCGTTTGTAATAGGCGATTTCGCTAGTTCTGGAGCTAATCATTATTCACAAGTAGTAATCAGTGGCACGTTGATCGTGTCAACTAATTTAAGCGACATAATCAAAGTTGAGATAGATGGCTTTGAGTACTTTACGACAGGTCGAGATATTTCTTATGTAACAGTAGAAGATACACAACCGGATGATAATAGAATAGGCACAACAAACATTAAACAAGCGATAGTAACGTTCATATGTAGCATGGAGAATAAGAATAATGACGTATGTAACAAGATAAGTAGACTAAGACAAGGTAAACTAGATATAGATAATGCGTTCATTATTAAGTTAACATTCAGTGATAATAATAGGACTGAAACGTACACAATGAAACATCATAATTCTGCGTTGAAGTCAACTAACTCATTAAGCCCAGTTACAGTGTTAACGTTTGTGAAGTAGGTGAGATAAAATGGCACTAGGAAATATAGAGATAAAGATAAGCAAATCACAAACACTAGAAGGCGAGGCTCCTGATGTAGGTCAAGAACGAGAAGCAGGTAAGCCTAGCGTTAAAAGCAAAGCGATGACTGTGGCGCTAATATCGGTAGGTAAACAAGTATTGACTCAAGGTGTAACACAATATGCGGCATTGTCAGGTAACTATGCAGCGGCTGAAACGTTTAATGCTGTTCTAAGTATAGGCGCTGATGTAGCTACGTTAGCGATAGGGCCAGTAGGCTGGGTTACAGTAGGTACTAAGACAGCACTAAATTTAGCTAATAGTTTCGTTAAACAAACAATAGCAGTAAGAAATATAGAGTTACAACAATCAAGAGCAGGTATAATATCAACAAAAGGGAGTAGATACTAATGAGCTTATCAGTAACATTAAACGGAATAGATGTTAATTTCAAACAAGGCATTCCAATAACAGAAAAATTAACTGAGGACTTAGATACAGGTTTTATCATATTTCCGCAAACTACTAAGTTGATTATTGAGCCAATAGATAGAGTTATAATCACAGACACAAGTTACACAAAGAATATGTTAGTTGATGACATAGTAAGAAAGACATCAAAGTTCACAGGAGAGAAGTTATATAACTATGAAGTAGGGTTAGTTAGTCCAACAATTCAGTTGCAAAGGATTGTTTTACCTAACCGGAGCGTTACACAACCATTGACAGGAGCTAAGACTTCAATCTACACTATCCTAAGCCGATATGTAAGCTTGTATAGTGATTTCACTATTAGTTCAGCACTACAAACTTTAACGACTAATGTTGACTGTCCTGAATTTCAATGGAATAGGCCGACGTTGTTTGAAGTAATCAATGATATGTTAAGTGAAGTTGATGCGGTTGTATCAATGAGTAGTTTTACAGAGATAGGTTATTTAGATTTGAATGTAGCAGGTTCAGAAATAACAGGCAGTTTTAATGAAATAGAAGAAACACAAAACATAACAGATTACGTAAATAAAATAGAATGTGAAGCAGAGAACGCAGTTATTAAAGCCGTTAACACAAGGAATATTGAATGGATATCAGTTAAAACCAATAGCGATGCAATTATTACAACTAATAATGGACAAATTATATTAGAAAAACCAATATATAAAATTAATAGTATTACAGCTAGAGTATTAAGTTCTCTTATTGAAGATATTAGAGAAGCAGATATAACAGATTATGTTGTAGAAAAACGAGTTTATGATTTATTGGCTCCTAGTAACTCAACAGAATATGTTACGGGTACTAAGAAAAGAAATAGATTATATTATGAAGAAGGTTCAAATATAATTGATGGCTTAGGTTATCGTGAAGATACGTGGTTTCTATCTTTGAAAAGTAAGGCAGCATTAATTAACGTATTTAAAAATGCTTATTATGCACAAGAAGGTGTTAATATAGGTGATGAATTAACAAATGGACTTATAGAAACATTTGTATTTAAGATAGATTATCAAGCGTTAGAAACGGTTAAGTTCATTTCTAATAAAGAGAATCCAACAAAGAATGCAAGTACATTAATTAATAACCAAGAAACTTCTTACGTGGACTTTGGTGCATTTGCTAGAAAGCAACAAAATACAGTTAATAGACTAGGAAACTCAACATTGACTTTAACTAAAAAATATTCTAGTTATGCTAGTATGCCAACATTAGGCGACTATTACGACACAGATTATAAGTTGGCAATGAGAGAGTTTACACTAGATGATAATTTTATCAACTTTAAAGGTACACTAAGTAAGAATTATATATTGAAAGATATCTTTACAGGCATAAAATCAGAGCGTAGATTCACTTCAATAGCAAGCGGTAGTGAAGCATTTGAGAGTAACCATATAGAAGAATTGACATTTAATTTATCTACAAC